TGAATTAGTGTTAATTCTCTAAAATCAGCATTTTCTCTATGTTCATAAAGATAAGCAACTGTATATAATATTGGTATTTTAAATTCATCAAAATTATGCTCATCACCTAACTCTGAAAAACTACTCACCCTTAGTATTCCTAAGCATAATTTTTTAGCTGTAAACAGAAGTGATAAGATTAACTCATCATCTTCTGTTGTATCAACTCTCAAATAGTTTTTAACTTGTTCAAGTTTTAGTTCCATAGTTTATATTATCCTTTAATTGGTAATATCTGAACTGCTTCTGGTAATACTAGCTTACCATCAACTCTTTCTTTAGCTACAAATCCAATCATACCATTACCAGCGAATAATTCTTGAAGTTCTTTAAATGAACGAGCACCTCTATCACCTATGTTATAATAGCTAAAATCACCGAAAGCAATTTTATTCTCTGGTGCAAAAGCTGAAGTATACACTGGGTATCCTGCTAATTTATCAGGCTCTCCTAATTGGTATGATGGTTGCCAAATATATGCACCATTGTTATCTTTTAGTTTTCTGATATTAGCTATTATTTTATCGTTTAAAATAAATGCTGCTTTTTTTCTATATGGTCGTTTTAAAGCATGAATTAAATTTATAATATCATCAGCTTTTAGTGCATCCACTTCAGTTAAGTGTGTTCCTCCATTAGTTTGTGCAAATATTCCTGTTGGTTTTCCACTTCCATCACCATTTAGGAAAGCATCTTCCTCTGCATTAGCTAATGCTTTACCAAATTTTTCTAAGATATAGTTTTCTAAGTCAAACATACTATCATATAATAATTCTTCAGTAACTTTTATAGCTACATGAAGTTTGTGAGCGTCTAATAAAACTTGTTTAAAGGTTGCTTCTCCAAATTTCAACTCTCCTCCTTCTTCAACCCATGCAGCCGCAGGACTTGTCGCAGCTATATTAATTTTATGCTTACCATTTGTTTTTAAAGTCTGAGATAATTTTCTAATAATGTTTTCTTCTTCTAACGTATCAACTAATCTACTATCATACTCATCTGGAACTAAATATCCTCCATCAGTATCTACTTTTTCTTGTAGGATATTTTCAATTTGTCTAAAATTAGATCTTAGTGCTTTTATCATTGCTTTTTTGTGTTGAAGATTTTTTTTGATTTTATCTTCTTTATCAGACACCATCGGTTTTGAGATTAACGGATCATTTACTGGTTTTGACAATTCTCTTTCCATATTTTCCATCTCTTGAAGTCTCTCTATTTCAAAAGTAAAGTTTTTAACTTTTTCTTCCATCTTGTTATAAGTTTCAACATCTTCTTTTGACAATAGTCCATCACTATCTTTTTTACTCTCAACAAAGGCTTTTGCACCTTCCCATGCTTTAGCACGTTTTTCAATTAATTCTTGTATTTTTTTATTCATAGTTCTTACCTCCAGTTTTTTATTAAATCTAATCTATTTATTAACGAATCAGCTTTTATTTTTTCTTCGTTTACGTTTTTAAAAGTTTCTTTGATTTTATTCATCATTGAATTTTGAACTGTTGCTTCTTGGTAAAGCATACTAACATTTGGAATTTCAATATCCTGAATCTCATCTCGTTTTAAGATAGAATCAGCAAAACCAAGTTCAACCGCTTTTCTCGCATCCATCCATGTTTCATTATCCATAAGTTTTGATATTTTATTTCGTGATAATCCTGTTTTTATTTCATAAGCATTAATTATTGATTCTTTCACCTCACTTAACATATCTATAGCTCTTTGCATTTCACTTGTACTACCATATGCAATTGTCATAGGATTATGAATCATAAGCATTGAAACAGGACTCATAATAACTTCTGTTCCTGCCATAGCAACCACACTCGCAGCACTAGCTGCTATACCATCAATTTTCACCTTAACATTTCCTTTGTGTTCCATTAAGAGATTATAAATTTGTGCGGCTGCAATACAGTCTCCACCGGGTGAATTTATCCATACAGTAATATCTCCACTATGTTTAATTAGTTCTTCTTTAAAAATCTGTGGGGTGACCTCATCATCAAACCACGATTCTTCAGCTATTGTTCCATTTAAAAATAATATGTTCTCTGGTGGTTTGTCATTATTATTTTGTACTGTCTTCCAATTCCAAAATTTCTTCATCTGTGTTTTCCTCCTTATAATCTGTTAATCTCTCTGCATAAGCACCAGCCTTTTTAAGTGGTAACATGTTACCATTGACTAGATATAAGTTTCCTCCTTCCTCATCTGATATCAAATCTAAGTTTTCTAGACTCCTTATATCATTAGCACTCATCCAACCATTCTGACGTGCTGTTGCATATCCATTCATCCTACTTTGATAATCTCCTCTAAGCAGTCCATCAACATTGAATTTTATATAATATTTTTTCTTTTCATCACTTGTAAGTAGTCTTCTAGTCATAGCTTGTTCAAAACGTTTCACCCATGGATCAAGCGTGTATTTAACAAACTCAAGAGATTGTTGTTCAATATTAGAAAAACTAGACTTTTCAAGATCCCCTACCATATGTGGTGGAACTCTGAAAATTCTAGCTATCTCATTTATTTGAAATTTTCTTGTTTCTAAAAACTGTGCTTCATTTGGTGCTATTGAAATAGGAGTATATTTCATACCTTCTTCAAGTATCGCAACTTTATGGTTGTTCTTACCTGAAAATCCTCTAGCCCAACTTTCTCTCATTGCCTCTGGATTTTTTACTACACCTGGATGTTCAAGTATACCACTTGGTGTCGCTCCATTTGCGAAAAATGCTGCTCCGTATTCTTCAGTTGCAATAGCCATTCCAATCGCATTTTTTGCCATGGCAATTGGGCTATAACCAACTAAACCATCAAATCCTAAACCTGGTATATGTAATATGTCACTTGGTGATAGCTTAACAGCACCTTTAGTTTTAGAGTTTGCATCCCCTTCGCTTATATAATATTCATAATACAAATTACCAGCTTCATCTCTGTCAACTTTCATTCTATCTGGCATCAATGGATAAAGTCCTAATACTTCTCCTTTACCATTTCTTATAATTTGTGCATAAGCATTACCCCATAAAAGCAAATGAGTCATTAGTGTTTCTCTAAAAATAAAACTTGTCATTTCATTATTTGGTTCATCATGAAGTAACGTATATAACATATGTTCTGTTGCTTTTTTTGTACTAGTATCGGTTACCTCATACACATGTAAAGGTAGACTAGCTAATGTTTCTGAAAGTATCCTTACACAACTATATACCGCCGTCATCTGCATGGCACTTCTTTCTGTTACTCTATTTCCACTAGAACTCCCACCCATAAAAAAATTATACGAACTTCCATTTAATCTATTTTTAGGATTGTCTCTAGATTTAAATAATTTCATAAAATAATTCATACATACCTCCTAAATTTTGCAACAAAAAAACATCTCTATTGAGATGTCTAAATACTTCGATAACAAAGTTAGATTATATCTAATAAATCTTTCCCCATATTTCTTTTCAAAATATTTTCAGGTTTAAAAGTTGGGTTTCTTGGATTGCTAGACTGGTATACTTTATCATATATTTTTAGTTCAGGTATCGCTTCCATCCATCTACCTATTGATCGAGAGAAGACGATTACCACATCACCATTTTGTACTCTTTCTTTGATAATATTAAATACAAATTGCTGACTAGGTAAATATCCTTTCATTTCCTTAACAGTTTTATCAAATATATCCCCCAATTCAGAAAAATTCTGTGAGTGATAAGGAAAAAATTCAATCAATGCAACTGTTTTAGTGAAAAACTCATCTAATTTTTTTGTAGCCTCACTATTTTGGTTTCTATTAATTTTTTCCAAATATTCATCTTCAAATAAAGGTTTCAATCTACTTTGGTTTCTATTAATTTTTTCCAAATATTCATCTTCAAATAAAGGTTTCAATCTACTCCAATATCCTTCATTATTTGTACTATAATAATCAAATTCAAAAAACTTAGGTTTTTCAAGTGTCAAATTATTGTATATCATTTCTTGATAAGGTTTATTATTTTGATAAAAAGTATAATATCCTTCATCTATTCCTGGATTTAGGTTTAAAATTAACAGCTTTGCCTTACGAACATTACCAATAAAGTGAAGTGGAATGACTCTTAAATCTAATTTAGAATGATCCGCTAATTTTGTATAATCTGAGTTTTCTTTAATTTTTTTTAAAAATTCTTCATCACAAGCTGCATAATACTCACCATCTTTCTCAACAATACCCTCCCATACACTTTTCACAATTAAACACTACCTTTCTTATTTTAGATAATTTTATTATATCATATAAAAAGCAATCCTCTGTCATCATAAACACTTTCTGTATTTTGATTTCCACATCTTATCGCACGATCTAATGCCATAATTGTTGCGATTGCCCCATCAATTTTCTCTGTTGATTTTTCTTTATCTGCCTTAATATTTCCTGCTGGATCACGTCTTATATAAATATTATCCATATTCCATCTGAGTACTGGATTACCTCCGTGTGCTAGTTTTTGTTCAAGAACTAGTTTCATAAGTTCTTTGGTCGGAGGACTCATATCTTTAAAACCTTGTCCGAATGGTACTACTGTAAAACCCATCCCTTCTAGATTTTGAACCATTTGAACAGCACCCCATCTGTCAAATGCAATTTCTCGGATATTATACTTTTCTCCGAGTTTTTCAATAAATTGCTCAATATATCCGTAATGGACTACATTTCCCTCTGTAGTTTGTATATAACCTTGCTTATTCCAAAGATCATAAGGTACATGATCACGTCTTACCCTAAGTTCTAACGTGTCTTCTGGAATCCAAAAATATGGTAGAACTACAAACTTGTCTTCTTCATCCAAAGGAGGAAATACCAAAGTAAAAGCAGTTATATCTGTTGTAGATGATAAATCCAAACCTCCGTAACATATCCTACCTAATAACTCTTCTTCATCAACATTAAAATTACAACTATCCCATCTATCCATAGGCATCCAGCGTACTGATTGTTTAACCCACTGATTAAGTCTTAATTGTCTAAAAGCATTTTCTTCTCCTGGATTTTGTTTTGCAGACTCACACGCAGCTTTAACTTTATCTAGTCCAACAGTTACTCCAAGCGAGGGATTAGCTTTTTTCCATACTTTAGGATCAGTCCAATCATCATTTTCATCTGCACCATAAATTACTGGATAAAATGTTGGGTCTATTTTTCTACCTTCGAGTATATCTTTTGCTTTTTGATGAGTTTCATAACAAATACTATTTGTATCTGTACCAGCAGTTGTAATTAAAAAATAAAGTGGCTGCGTTCTAGCATCTCCACTACCTTTTGTCATAACATCAAATAACTTTCTATTTGGCTGAGTGTGCAACTCATCAAAAACAACCCCATGAATATTGAATCCATGTTTTGAATATGCTTCTGCAGATAACACTTGATAAAAACTATTAGTAGGTAAATACACTATTCTTTTTTGCGAAGCTAAAATCTTCACTCTACGATTTAAAGCTGGACACATTCTAACCATATCAGCTGCAACATCAAATACAATAGTAGCCTGTTGCCTATCCGCTGCACATCCATAAACTTCAGCACGTTCTTCCCCGTCTCCACAACAAAGAAGAAGTGCAATCGCAGCCGCAAGTTCGCTCTTACCCATCTTTTTAGGGATTTCGATATAAGCTGTATTAAATTGTCTATATCCATTTGGTTTTATAATTCCAAATAAATCTCTTATTATTTCTTCTTGCCAAGGTAATAATTCAAATTTCTTTCCTGCCCATGTTCCTTTAGTATGACTTAAACATTGAATAAAATTTACCGCATAATCTGCACGTTCCTCACTATATACTGATGTTTTAGATTTAAACTTAGTGGGTTTATATTTCTTTTTTCTTCCCATAATCTCCTCCTCATCTGAGCATAAAAAATAGACCTTTCGGTCTATTTTTTATTCTTTTAGCAGTTTTTCATCGCCCATTCAATCGCATGCCCTGTATCTTCAAAAGTTGATTTTGAAATTTTGTTTAATTCTAATTTTTAAAAAGTGTGGTTTCTTTTTACTTCTCCTTCTTGATATTTGATTTTATAAATAACTCCTACACACTCATTTTTCCAATTTGTAATTCCTATTGCTTGATAAGAATCCTTTTTCCTCTGATTCCTCCATTGTTATTTCTTTGAAAAATTTAATTCCGTTTTGTTCTTTGATGCTATTCATTGTCTTTATCTCCTTTGTTTTAGTACTATATATATCACTCTAAACATCGTATTTATCAAGTATTATTCACTATGTTCTAAGTATTTCTTCACTCCACTAAAAATATATAATACGCACGGTAGAGCTACTCCGTTCCCCCACATCTTATATTGTGCTGCATCTGAATAAGGATTTTTTAACCATGTTCTTATATTATTATCAGTTTTTTGTTTTTTTCCATTTTTTATTTTTCTATTTGTTTCGAATACTTCTCTCCAAAACCTTAAATCTTCATCTGTAGGATTAAGTAGTTCTAACCTTTCACACCAATAATCTGAGAAACCTTGCAATCTACTACATTCAAGAGGAGTAATTCTTCGAACAGAATATTTATCATTTATAATAGGAGGATCTTTATAATCACTTGCGACTAATGTTGATACCTGATCCTTTATAGCTTTTGTATGATGATAATTTTTGCTAGTTGAATAAATAGAAACTATTGCTACTCCACCCTGATTTGCATTAGGATTATTCCCTCCTGTATCCAAAGTTCTTGATGTAGCAGTTTCATAAACTTTGTATCGACTATTCTTAGTATTTAAACTTGTAAATCTCACATCATAATTTGCGATATTTTCAACTACAAAAGGTTGATTATTTCCTCCTGTTCCTAAATTACTTGATAGAGTTGGTGTAATATCTAGTGGACCTTTAAATCTACTATCTTGGCTATGATTTTCAAAAACAAGTGGTGGATGATTACTTTGGGCTCTTAAAGTTCCTGTTTTATTTAATGTAACATCTAGCCTTTCTCCTCCTTGATCCATTAAACAGTACTTTGATATTTCAGTGCATTCTCCAATAACTCCGGTAACTTCTTGTTTCTTATCTGAGCACGATTCAAAATACCTTGGCAGGCTTTCTTCGTTAAATAATATTTCTCTTGCACCTTCTCCTGTAAAATCTGCGACAAGAAAGATTCTCTTACGCCTTTGGGGGACTCCGAAATATTGTGCATCCAAGACTCTCCATGCAATACTAAATGTTCCTCCCATAATGCACCCTGCATTTTTCCATTTTGAAGGTTTAGGAATTGATATGTTTTCACATTTGATTTTTGAGATTTGTTCAAGTACTTGTCTAAAGTCTTCTCCTTTTGAACTTGAGAAAGCTCCACAGACATTTTCCCATATGATAATTCTTGGATATTTTTCATTTGTATTCTCCCTCATTTCCTTAATGACTCTTATTGCTTCATAAAATAAATTTGATTTACTTCCACTTAGGCCATCCCTTTGTCCTGCGATTGATAAATCTTGGCATGGACTACCAAACGTTATAATATCAACTGGATTTATGTTACCACCGTTAATATTATTAATATCTCCTAAATGAACTAAGTTAGGAAAATTCTTCTTTGTCACAAGAATTGGAAATGGCTCTACTTCACTCGCCCAAACTGCTTTTATCCCTAGAATCATAGCACCTAATTCAAAACCTCCAGATCCTGAAAATAGACTACCGACTGTTAATTGACTCATCTATTTTCACCTCAGCATATGGAATCTTTTCTCCGTTTCTTTCTACATATATATCATCAGAAATTCCAGTTAATTCAATATATCTTTTCACAGCAACATCAACAAATTTAGCTTCTAATTCTATTCCATAGCATATTCTTCCACTCTGTTCGCAAGCTATTAAAGTAGATGCTGATCCTAAAAATGCATCTAGTACTAATCCATTAGTTTGTGTACATTGTTTTATTAAATATACAATCAACGGAACAGGTTTACTTGATGGATGTCCATGTCCATCTTCTTTTGAATTAGTAATACTATCAAATTCAAACACTGCTTTTTGTTTTTGATCTCCGTACCAGATATGTTTTCCATCTTTTCTCCAACCCCAAATAATAGGTTCCATGTTGAATTTCCAATCTGTTCTCATAAGCGGTGCTCTTGGTTTTTTCCATATTAAACCAGCACCAACTTTAAATCCAGCATCTTCATATGCATCATAAAATATACGTGCTTTCATGGTTGCATAAAAGACATAAATGGATGCATCTTTAGCCATTGAGTTTTTACAATTACTAAACGCTAGAAGTAAAAACTCATATCCTTCTTTATCATTTAAATCATCATTTTTAATTTTTCCAGAAGCACTCTCAAGATTTACTAAATAAGGTGGATCAGTACATACCAAATTTACTTTAGTTTCTCCTAATAGCCTTGTATAGGTTTCATCTTTAGTAGAATCTCCACATATTACTTTGTGCCTACCTATATGCCATATATCCCCCTCTTTTGTTATGCATGGCTTTTTCAACTCTTCTTCTATATCAAAATCATCGTCTTCTCCTTCAAGACCTTCATCGAATATTTTTGATAATTCTTTTTCATCAAATCCAAGTACATCAAGGTCAAAATCAGCACCCTGTAAATCTGATAATTCGATAGCTAGAAGTTCTTCATTCCAACCTCCTCCAAGTGCGAGTTGGTTGTCCGCAATAACGTATGCTTTTCTTTGTGCAGGTGTTAGATAGTTTTCCTTTATACAAGGTACTTTATCCATTCCCAGTTTCTTTGCAGCCATTAATCTACAATGCCCTGCAGTTATTACATTTTCTTCTGAAATTAATATAGGATTTAAGAATCCGAATTCCTTTATTGAAGCCATCACTTTTGATATTTGCTCATCTGAGTGTGTCCTTGCATTATTAATATATGGTATTAATTCATCAACATTTCTTAATTCATATTCTAATAGTTTATTCTTCATCTCTACACCTCATTAAAAAAGACCCCATTCAGCGAATTTTTCAAATCCACCTACGGAGTCTATATATTCTTTTGCAATTCTAACAATTTCTTCATAAGGCATATCGCCTATATTTTCATCTCCAATTGCACAGCTAAATTCTACAGGACTTTGAAGTTGTTGTGCTCTTAAGAACGCATATATATTTACCGATACATCAGCTTTACTTAAATCTTTACCATGAAGACCTCCACCTGTCACAGAATCAGCCATATCGCTACCAAGTTTTCTATTAGTAGCTCCTGTATCAACATCCGTTCCTCCAGTCCAATTTCCTAAAGGATTAATTGTAGCATTTGGATACAATTTTTTTAGTGTTTTTGTTTTTACATTACTTTGACAAATTATCAACTTATCTACATCGAGTATGTATTTTCCATCATAAGGATACTGTGAATAAATATTTCTAGCTATTCTTGATAGTTCTTTTTGTTCTTTTGTAATAGGCATACCTTTGAATATCCCATTATCTCCACATCGTATTTTGTCATTTTGATTTTTATTTAATTTTTTATCTTGCGATACAATATTAACATCAGGATGAACTACTCCCGCTATTCTTCTAATTATTCTATGAATACTTTTTTTCTCAAAATCAACAGATGTTTCTATTATGACATGACATTTTCCATGACCTATGAGTACTTCAACAGCTACCTTAGGTTCTTTTTCCAGTTTATATGCCAAATCTACAATTGCTCCAGCGATTCTATCCGCAATTTTATCTGGATGTTTTGGGTTTACTTTTTCTATCATTTTTAATCTCCATTCTTATAAATTTTTTCTTGAATTTAGTAGTTTTTCCATCAAATCATTTTGAGGTACTACTCCATCAAATTCAGTTTTACAATTCTCTTTTACGATTTGATATATTTCATTCCATAGCCTTACAGCTTGATTCATATAATTTATTCCTATATTTATAAATGGTGATGGAATTGGTTTTCCAGTAGTTGGATGTTTAGATAAAAATCCTAGCTTACTAGTCATATCTTCACACTGTAACCATCTTGCACTACTCATAGCATATCTTTCAATGAGAGGCTTTGGAACATGATTTCCCATACTGAGGCTATCCAACCATTTCCACATTTCTTCATAAATTTCTTTAGCTTGTAATACACTACCATCTTTTTGTGTTGATGATAATACTTCATGTGGTTCAGGCATTTTTACACCTTCAAGATCAGGAATATCTAATACTTCTAGTGTCCTTCCTCCAGGATTTCCATTTAGTGATTTTTCTACAACTGATTTTTTCTTTCGACCTGCACCTATTCTTTTACCACCACGTCCGCCAATATTATTCGATTTAGTCGGCATTTAAAATGTCTCCTTCCCTCATTTTATTTTTTACTAAACTCGCTTATCTCAAGCTTTTCCCTATTACCCTTTTGAATTCGCACTTTTTGTGCATCTTTGCCCACACCCGTTATGTATTCATTTTCTTTTCAGAGATTTTTGATCCCCCTTCCAGAAAATTTTTCAAGAAATTATTTTTGTCTAACTTTTTTTCTCCAGCGACTTCCATCTCTCGCATGAATTTTAGCGTGACAACTTTTACAAAGGGATATTAAATTACTCTTACTATGTGTTCCACCTTTGGATAAAGGTAGCTTATGATGAACCTCTTGTACTTCTCTCATCAATCCATCTGAAAAACATAATTCACAATAAGGATGTTCTCTAACATAACTTGCACGAACTTTTCTCCACGTTGATCCGTATCTTTTCCTTGTTTCAGGATTTCTATCTTGCATCTCATATCTTTTATTTTCTAGTCTTTCATGTTCATCACAAAACTGTTTATCTGTTAACCTTGGACAGTTTGGATATGAGCATGGTCTCTTAGGTTTTCTCGGCATTACTTTCTCCTCTCTTTGCATAATAAAAACCTCATAGATCTCTCTACAAGGTTTATTTTCTATTTTCCACATTTTAATTATATCAGAAAAGTATACTCTCATTCACTATCATTTCCTATCATCTTTTAAAATTTCTTCAATTTTTTTCAACGCCTCGGTTCTTTTTCTATAAACTTGCTGGATACTATACTTCATTTCAACGGCAATTTTCTCCCAAGACAAAAATGATAAATATCGATTTTCTAGAAGTGTACGATACTCTGAGTTTTCAACTTTTTTTATTATTGTCATTATTTCTTTTTTTAAATCTACAAGTACATCAATATCACTATTAATTTCTTCTTGCAGTGTTATGATTTTTAAAATCGTATCCTCCATTTTTGATGTTCCATTATTTTTATTACCTGGCATATCAGTTAAGGTTGCAGTACATTTTGTAGCCAACGCACTCAATGATTCTATTTGACTAAGCTTTGAATTAATCTGCGTATCTAAATGTCTAGCTTGATTTAGATATTCTTCCGTTCTCATACTTTATCCTCCTATTTTTGCCTTTACTGCTCTCATCAATGCTTCTTGGGTTTTATCTTTTCTTTTTAAACTTTTCATAATATCTTCGTCAATAGTATTTTTGGTAATTAAATGATGAATCACTACTGTGTCTTTTTGTCCTTGTCTATAAAGTCTGGCATTAGTTTGTTGATATAATTCAAGAGACCATGTAAGACTAAACCATACTAGTGTGGATCCTCCACTTTGTAAATTCAATCCGTGTCCTGCACTCGCTGGATGTATTAATGCAAGATTAATCATTCCCATATTCCATTGTTTTATATCATCCGCAGTTTTAATCTCTCTTACTTTAAATCGTTTTTCAATTCTTTCTTTATCAGCCTTAAACCAGTAAGCAACAAGTACAGGTTTCCCATTTGCACTCTCAATTATTTCTTCAAGTTTATCTAACTTTTTATTATGAATTTCATAGAATTTTTTATCATCATCATAGATTGAACCGTTAGCTAGTTGAATAAGTTTATTTGAAAGGCTTGCTGCATTTATAGCGTCTATTTCTTTTTCTTGAATAGTCATTACCATTTCCTTTTTAAACTTTTTATATTTCATCTGGTCTTTTTCATCAAGATTTATTTCAAGTTCATTTAGTATTAGCTCTGGCATTTTTAAGTACTCTGTAGATTTCATTGAAATTGTCATATCTGCGAGTCTACGATATATTCTTTCCTCAGCGTTTAGCTGTGGTTTATAAGAAAATATTACCGCACCATTCCTTTTATCTGGTAGAAAGTACTCGTTCCTATAATGGGTTATATAGCGACCAAGCCTTTCTCCTAAATCTAGCACTCTAAACTCTGCCCATAAATCCATTAATCCATTACTACTTGGTGTCCCTGTAAGACCTACCACTCTTTCAAAGTAAGGTCTTATTTTTAATAAACTTTTAAATCGTTTTGAAGTATTTGATTTAAATGAACTGAGCTCATCAATAACTAACATATCAAAGTTAAAGTCTATTCCACTTTTAGTTACTAACCAATCTACATTTTCACGATTAATGATATAAATGTCTGAGTTTTGTTTCAAAGCTTTTAGTCTTTCTTTTTCATCTCCAACTACAATTGAATATCTTAAGAGGTTAAGATGATCCCATTTTTCTATTTCTTCTTTCCACGTTGATTGTGCTACTCTTAACGGGGCTATAATTAATACTTTACTAATTTCAAAACTATCATACATGAGTTCATTTATAGCTGTGAGTGTTGTTATAGTTTTACCTAAACCACAGTCAAGGAACAAAGCAGATACCTTATGTGCTAAAATAAAATCTTTGGCATAATTTTGATAATTATGTGCTACATATCTCATCTAAGATTTCTCCTATCTTCTCTTTTTCATCAAGTGTGTATACTTTAAATCCTAACTGCCTTAATTGTTTCATTCTTAATTCTTGAAGTGATCTTGGTTTCTTACCTTTTTGCTTAACCTCAACGAAACCAACAGTACCATTTTTCATCAATATTATTCTGTCTGGAATTCCTGTCATGCTTTGACTATTAAATTTCAAACACAAACCATCTCTTCTATTAACTTCTTTTACTAAATATTGTTCTATTAGGCTTTCTAGCATATTCTCCTCCAAAAGTGTAAGCCCATGAACCCCATTTACCTATATTATATATATATTATTTTTTTATTATTATAGAAAGGTTATATATATGACTATCATAAGTCGTCATAACGTTGATATAATAAGGTTTTAATAAATTCCATGACAGTCTTCTTCTTAACTTTTTTATTTTTGTAAATTACACTCACTTTATAAAAAGTATTGAAATTGACCGTCATAAACTTACACTACTCTAAAAAATCAGATTTTAATTTTAATCCATAAATAAAAGATCCTTTTGTCATTTTTCTTTTTCTAAATCCTTCACTCAAAAGTGCATTATAAAAGTCTGTAGTACTTCTCGTAAAAGCTCCAGTTCTCATGCAAAAAGCTCGGTACTCGGAGTAAAGCAGCCCACTTTTTTCAGTATAACTGATGTCAATTTCACAGCATTCTTCTAAAAATTCTCCTAGCCAGTTATTGTCCTCTTTATATTTTTCGATAGCATCTTTTACTACTTTTGGCTTTTCTAGCTTAAAGTTAGCTTCGATTACTTCTTTTGATCCAGTGAGTATCCACTCCAAAATTGCACCCCCAGCATTTTCATAAAGGTAATCAGCATAGTTTTTGATATCACCTTTACCTTTAATCTGTGCGTTAAAAGGAATTACAATAAGTCTTCTCCATGTTCCATTATCTATCGCACCTACTTTTGGCAAGTGATTAGTATAAAGAACAAGAGTATGTGAAGGAACATAACTAAATGGTGATTTGAATTTTTTCTCAGCAAAAATTTCATCTGTCGAGCAAAGTTGTTTTACATTTGATGTATTCATTCTCATTCCCTCTTCAAGTTCAGCTGCAATAAGAAGTCGTTTCCCTTTTGCCTCTGCTAGTTCAGGTTTTACATTTCTTCTACATCCCACAGTAAGCATGTCTGCAGATATATTCCCGCTATAACTACCAAGAACCCTCGCTACTACATTCCAAAATGTACTTTTACCATTACTCCCCTCACCATAAGAAATAATTAACGCTTCGACATAAACCTTTCCAACAACAGCTAAACCTACTATTTTTTGAACATATTTTATGAGTTCCTCATCACTTAAAAAGAATGTCCTTAGTGCCTCTTCCCATAATTTCTTGCCTTTAAATGATGGATCAATACTAGTTTGTTTACTTATAAAGTCATTGTAGTCATGCTCTTTTGACAAACCCGTTTTTAGATTATAAGTTTTACTTGGTGTATTTAATAAAAACTCATCCCTATCAAGTGAAGTAGGTTCTATTTGAATTAAAGGACGCACTTCTTTTAATGTAGACCAGATATTTTTACTATCACGTCTTTTAATAGCATACTTCTCATAAGCTAAAACTTGTTCATACTTTTCTACTATTCTTCTTTGGTTATCATCTAAGTTTTCCTTAACTTTCTTCATACCTAAACTTGTTATCATCGGCATAACTCCTGCGTCAGTTAATTGTTTTAGACATAAATTTATTTCATCATGTGCTTCTTTTAATTGTAGTTCAGTTAGATCATGTGCTACAGCCTGTGCGTTTGGTACAGACTCCTCCCAGTAGCTTCCGTTATAAACTAAATAATCGGTTGCTGGAGAGTATTTTATTCTGTCTTGAAACTCTCTAGAAAGAACTATAGCTTGACCTACATCTGAATAATCTGTAGGCTTAAATTTAAATTTCTGATTATAATCTTCAGGCTTAATATACCCTTCTTGACTAGCAATTTTCTTTCCGAACTTAGTTGCACTATACCAGATGGAGTTAAGTTCGCTGTCATCTAAAGGTGGTGTACATTTAGAGGCTTGTTCTAAATACATCGAATAACTTTCATCAGTTGCTCCGTATCGTTTTATAATCTTTCCAGCCAAATGACTCATAGTAGAATTACGACTGCCTTGTTCGATTACTGGTGCATGATCCTTTAATTCTAAAAGCGTAAAAGCATCTGCAACCCCAAGTATTTCATCTAGATTCTTTTCACCTTCAAACCAAATAAATTCATCAGTAATATTTCCAAAAATAAATCTTGAACAATCCAATGCATTTTTATCAAAAAAGTTATATTTCTCATACACTTGTTTCTTAAAAATTTCACACTCATCTGATGTCAAAAATAACCTATGTGGGATATAAACATGATGTCTAGGTCGAGCTACTTTCCCATTCTTTTCTTTATTATCATTTCGACTAGGAACTACAATATGACTCGCTCCTTCAAGCAAATACTCATAATCTTCTGGATAAATCCAATCATTTGGATTATCACTATGTTCATTATCACAATCAAAAACATCACAATCACACTCCAAGAAATTATCTTTATTTCGATAATTATTTTTAAAGTTAGCGCATACGTGATCAAAACGTACTACCTCTTTTAATTGTTCCATATTTTCTATTAAACACTTAATATCATAAATGCAATTCTTAGCGTTACCTTGAAAGTTTGATCTATGAATAGTTAACCTCATATTACTTTACCTCCGTAAAATACTTTATAGTTTTATGATGCTTTTTCGCTACATCAATTTCTACTTTCATACCTTCTGTGATATTGTCACCTAAAACCCAGATTTCACTGCATTTTCCAAGTAGAATGATATCCGCAAACATAGCATTTTTTCTATCTACTTCATTTGAGTCATCCATAAATGAAAATAACACATGAGGTATTATTGGAATATTACCTTCTATATAAGCAAGTCTTCCTAGCTTTATAGCCTTTTTAATATTCGCTTCTATATCTCCTCTGTATGGAGCACAAATATAAACCAAAGGTTTATAAGCGTCTTTCTTTTCTTCTTTGATTTTCCTTTGACTCTTACTCATTGATTTTTTCCTCCTATTAAAATGATGGGAATACTAATTTAATCCCTCATATCATAGGCAATAAAAAAGAGTGAGAATTTAACCTCTCACTCAAATTTTTAATCTTTCATATAAAAATCACACGTATATCCATCTGCAGTAAGTATCAATCCCTTTGCCCAATAAGGTGCTTGACTCATAGTTCCACAAATATCTTCTAATTTTGTATTCTCTGGCGCCTCTATAATTATTTCATCATGAACATGGGCTACAATATTATAATCACTTAAATTTTGTAAAGCATATATTAGTATATCTCTAGAAATAGCTTGTACTATATTCTCTACAAACTTAGGTCCATAACTCTCTATTCTCTCCCATTTTTTAGCTACACCTATACCTTCATAAGTGACTGATTCACATCCAAATTTATTAATTTCAATTTTGGGTTTAATGTATGTTAGTTTTCTTCCACTTGGTAATCTTATTCTAAGTAATCCACTCCTACATTCAAATTCTATTCCGTGTGTTTTAGTCACACCTTTCATAGCTATCGCATCTTTTATAGCTTTATCTACCGTCCACCAAAGTGCTACTATATTCTGATTTGCTTCTCGCCATGATAAAACAAGTGGCTTTAATTCATCTTCTTTAAGTCCCATGTCAAGAGCACCCATTGCAGTTAGTGCTCCTACTGATCCGCCGTAACCACACGCTAACTCTGCTATCTTGCCTTTTTGTCTTAAGTCACCATTTATGCCATGTTTAACAACAGGAACACCAAACATCTGTGAAGCTGACATACAATAAATATCTCCACCTTTTTTAAACAGTTCCTCTCGCCAAGTTTCTCCCGCAAGCCATGCAATTACTCTTGCTTCTATTGATGAAAAATCAGCTACATAAAACTTCATATTTTCTTTTGGAACAAAAGCTGTTCTTATAAGTTGTGAAAGAATATCTGGTACATTATCATATAATAATTCAAGAATATCTCCATTTCTATTTTTTATTATTGATCTAACCTCAAAGAGTTCTTTCATAGTATTCCTTGGTAGATTTTGCAATTGTACATTACGCCCAGAAAATCTCCCGGTCCTATTAGCACCTAAAAATTGAAACATTCCTCTACATCTATTATCCTCACAAGCTACATCTTTCATAGCTTGATATTTCTTTATAGATGATTTTGATAACTGCATTCTCAAAGCCAACGCTTTTGATACTTCTCCTTTGGTAACCTTAACAAGTTCTTTAACTGATTTTTTATCTAAACTTTCAGTTTCAACACCTTGTTCACTCAACCAACCTTTTAGCTGAACTACTGAGTTTGGATTTTCTAACTCTGTCAAAATTTGTAATTCACTCATTAACTTCGTTCTTACTTTGTCATCTAGGGCTATCACTCTCTCTACAAAATCTAAGTCTACTTTAATTCCTCTATCATTAATTTCTTGGTCTAAATTATACTCTTCCCATATAAAATCGGGTACTGGAAACTTCATAAGCTTGCATTGTATTTCTTTTTCTGTATCAACATCACGAATATTATAGGTTTTAAAAGCCTCCCATTTTATTTTATCGTGATATGGAAAGTTTCTATTTCTAAATCCATTTGATTTCGTTGGAGTACAAGGTACACAAAAATATTTTATCAGATCTTTACCTTCAATTAATTTTTGCTTTTCTAGTCCTAATACTTTCCCTACGCCTTCAAGAGAAAATGGCAACCCCATATATGCACTCCATATCATTGTACATCTCCAGCTTTTTGGATTTAAATATGTTCCTTTAGTGAGTTTTAAAAACCTCGATAAACATATTCGTTCAAACTGTGCATTAAATGCCCACTTAATTACATTATCATCTAATAACACTTGTATTATCTCTTCAGATAATTCTTCTCCATTAGCTATATCAACTATCTCAGTTTTACCTCCATCTATAGAATATGCAAAGAGGAGGACTTCAAAGTCCTCACTCTCAACATATTTATATACCCCAGACTTTGATATATTGATACTAGAGAATGTTTCAATATCAATATTTATAGTCTTCATTTTCTTAGTTCCTCCCTTATGTTTACATATAAGTCTACTAACTCTGTTATTATAAATTCACCAACATAGGTCGCAGCAAGTAAAACAATCAATAGATTAAGTATCTCCGAAATATTCATTTCTTCATCCTCCTAAGCTAAGAATTCTTCATCTTCTTCAGTTGTAAAATCATCACTTGCACTACTACGTCCACCTAGAGGTTCACCATCACGAAGTTTTTGAATATTTCCTAACCCACAAGCAATCCCTTTATTTCCATTAGAATTAAATGCATAAAAGTTAAGTGATACCCTACCATAACAACCACTATAAACTTCTGAGCGATCTAATATTGGTTGCACGTTATTATCTACAATTTGAGGTGCTTTGGTAGAATTAGCATTAATAAAGAAATGTCCTTTGTATACTTCATCCTCTCTTTCTATATCCCCATCACGTAGTGGTAATTTAAGTGTAGCTTTATTAGGTTTTTTTCCTCCAAACTTCGCTAATCCATCTTCAATTGCTGCATCCACTGCTTTATGCACAGCATTAATAGTTTTAGTATCTGTTTTTGGAATCAATACTGACACACTGTATCTTTCCTTACTACCATTGATTGAAACTGGCTCCCAACCATTAAAATATGAAAATCTTGTGTTAACTCCTGTTACTACTTTTGTATCTTTTATCGCCATGATTATTTTTCCTCCGTTACTTTAAATTCTTTGTTTACATCATGTTTAACTATTTCTTTTCTTTTATCACTTTTTAAAACAAGCGTTGGTTTACCTCCAGGTTTTACTACATAATCTCCTAGAAGTTCATTAAATTTATCTTTTCCTAATAGTTTTTGAAGTTCGGTTAATGTTAGTAAACTTGTTTTATAGATATCGTTATATCCATTTTCTTTTAATATCTCTGCGACTCTTTCTTCATCTTTAATTTTTCTAATTGATCTACCTTCTACTAATTTAAAATTCGACCATTCTTTATCATTCTCTAAAGTTATTTTAGTTGCATATTCTTTTATTTCACTAGCCCATTTCACAAGATCATCAATATGTTCTAGTACCTCTTCTATCTCAGCATCATTTAATAGATGTGGTGAGCAAAGTTGAAACCTCATAAGTTTATCGTGATAATCTTTCCGAGCTCGCAATACAACATTACAGTTAGAAAACTGACACCACGGACCATAGGTTACAACTCCAAGTCCATTAAAAGCTAACTCTGCTTTTTCTTTGAGAACAGTATCCGCCCAATTTTTAAGTTCTTCTACTGATTTTTTGCTAGATGAAATATTATACTTTCTCGGTTGAAAAATAGTCATAACTACCTCATCAATATCATATAAAGCATCATAAATATTTAATGCACCCAGTGCATATAACATCATCTGTGGGTTTTCCTCAGCACTTACTTCTACTCCACGTCCATATTTTAAGTCAATAATATGAAGTATCTTATCTGCAATTATTATACAGTCCCCTGTTCCAAAGCCATCTGGTACATAGTTTGAAAAATCTAACCTTTGTTCGATTAAAACTATCGGATCTTTAGTAGATTTCTTAATATTTTCTATTGTTTCTACTATATAATGCACGTAATCATCAGTATAATTATCCATATCCTTATCAAAATATTTTAACTTAGGTTTTCTAACTTTTTCACCCCATACTTTTCTTAGCTTATATTCAGATAGTCTATGAGCATCAGTACCTTCATTTGCTACTTCTGATACTTCTTTTTCAAAGAAGTTTTCTAATCTTGGTAGCGGTGGACAAGTAAGCCATCTATGAGCACTTGAGGCATTCAACAAAGCATGTTTTCCCATATTAAAGTTCCTCAGCTTTCTTCATTAGTTCAACGTAGTGTTTAGCTTCAACTTCTGATAGCTTGCTTACACCATAAGTTTTAATTAACTCTCTTACCTCTGCTTGCTTACCTTCTTGGGCTTTTTTAGCTAGTACTCCACGTACTTCTTCAAGGGTAATTGTTTGCTCTTCTTTAGTAGCGTTAGTTAACAATTCAGTACTCTCATCTTCAATTAATTCTGATTTTTTTTCAATAGAAGTTTGTTCTAATTTTCCCTCAGTTATTAATTCACAAAGACTTTGAAGACTATCTGCTAATCGTCTTATATCCTCTATAACGCTAAGCAATTGTTTTGTTTGATTCATATAGATTCACTCCTTTCTTAATTTCTTTAACATCTACAGAATGAATTGTCTGACCAGGTTTTAATAAGTATACTTGAGTATATTCTCCAAATAACCACTGAACAATTTTCCTTGGTATCGTTATTCGAGATGCTTTTAAAATTTGAATCTCTTTATGATTTGAATCTGATACATTGATAATAACCTTATGTTTCATCCGTATCCCTCCTATTTATAATTTGTAAGTTAACCCCTACATATCTTAGTCAAAAAAAGAAGGAGTATTTTTAACCCCTTCTTACATTTTTTAATTAAATTTTCATTCTTAGTTTTTCTAATGCTTTTTTATGATACTTTGTCACCATCGCATTAGATATTCCCATTTCAGCTGCAATATCTATTTTCTTCATATTTTCTAGATAGATTTTTTCAATAACTAGTTTCTCATTATCAGTCAGTATTTCAAATGCCATTAAAATTTCATCTGACCATTCAAATTCTGTATTTTTTACAACCATATTCTCTATAGCTGATTTATCAGAATTAACTAAATCTGCATCTAGAGATAAATTATAATTTCTTGGAAATTCCTCATTTTCATAATAATCTACATCTGATTTTTGAGGTTCATAACCATGATTATTCTTAAATTCTTCTATAAAATTTTCTCTCCAAGCTTTTATTATATCTTTTTCTTCTTTTGTTCTTCCTGGTCTGGCATTTTTACAATTATTATAGACCTCACTATCATCTATCGAATGAAGTAATTTTATATCCGCTTCTGTGATTCCATCTTTATCAATTTCTAAAGTATATTTATCACCATTTGCAAACTCATAACTATAAGTCATTCTATCATATTGATAAGTTTTTCTAGTACGTAGTGTAGTAAATCTCTTATTTGTTTTTTTTATAATCACCATAGTGACCTCTTTTCCACTCAGGTGAGATCACAAATGAAGTTTTATTACTATGAGACTTCTCAAGTGTAAAAAATGGCACACTAAAATTACGGAAAGCACATAGAATTTTAAATAAGTTAGCAAAACAACCTTTATCGTTATCTCGGACTTATCTATTTAATTCATTTGTATCTCACCGTCTTAGTGGCCACTATGACTTTTTGAGTAATTTAATTTAAATAATAAATTCTGTATATTTTACAGATTATTTGAAATTTAATCTTTATACGGTTTTCCGAATGTGATATAATATATCTATAAACAACCGTTTTCTAAAATATAGATTTTTTTATTATTCATACTATATATCTTAACGTTACTTTGGTTACTTGCAATAGTTACCAAGCGTTACTACGGTTACTAACGTTACTATTTTTATATAAAAAAGGGGGGCATGAAGATGTCTAATGAACACTATCCATATTTATGTGGTGGAATTTTATTAAATTTACTAATTGAAGCTAAAATAACTCCAATTAGTTCTAGGGAAAAACTAAACGGTAAAAGAAGTACAGTATCTGATTCAGATATATTAAAAGGATTAATTAAACTTATTACGGGTGAAGAAATAGCATTTAATGGTGACACTTTAAAGAAAATTACTACGCAATACAAAAAATGTGAAATAAACGGTAATTCTTATATAACTTTCACTGATTCTAGTACTGTTAATGCCTTTTACAATAGATATACTAATAATTATAATGAATTACTTGAAGAAACATCTGATTTTATTAATACTTACCTATCCGAATCTAAATTAGAGGATATTGTAAAGTCTATTATTGAACTTATTATTTGGGATAAAAGTATTCCAGATGAAACTAAATTTACTATTTTTCAAAACGTTGATTCTTTAAAAAAATCACTATCAAAAATTGATAACGTAGAAATTGAAGTGTTTTTAATAAATGTAATCTTTTATATTATAAAAAATAGAGAAGTAAATACTATAGGATCATTTACTTTTTATAAATTGTTTAAACAAAATGGAAATAGAGGACAATGGAAATTGAGTCACCCCTTGGGTAAAACAATAAAACAGAATATTAAAATTAATAGGTGTAAAAATATTTCTATAAATACTTCTTATAAATTGGAAAATCTTACTTTTCCTGACATAAAAACAATAGATCTTAATTATCAAAAAAATACTAACAATGAGATGAATGAAAATAATATAACAAAGTATTGCTTTGATGACATTATGAATAGTACAGGGAAATTATATAATCTTATAGTTGGAGGTATCGAGAATGCTGTATTTAAAAATACAGAAAAAACATACGGTTATTTTATTATGAAAAAAGAAAGAATTTTAAATTTGTTTTGCGATGAACTTATTAAACCACTTTCTATTTTAGGCATAAAAGAAAGAAATTTACTTACTTCTCTTCCTACAATTTTTGCAATTGATCAAGGACCAAATGGCCATAAAGACGGTGATTTGGCTCATTACGGATATATAAAGAAAATAAATGTTCTTAACGACTCTGTAAAAATAGTATTTGAACTTCGTTCTTCATTTAGTCAACATGAACTTTATAAAAATAACTTTGAATTAGAAATTGAAGATTTCGAGCTATATACTACACACTGGGCAGTAAAAGAAGTTGATTTGGAATACGAATTAAGTCACTCTGATATTAATTTTTTCTAAATTCATATAAAAAAGGTAATAGTCCCCCAAAATTTTGACAAATTTGGGGGACTATTACCCTAGACGAATGACTCCTTTTTCTATACACCCTTTCTATTTCCTAACTTCTATGCTTATTAAAATTTTAATTTTCGAAGTGAATATACACTCTATTATTTAATTTTAGTTTTATTTTTTCCTATTCCGTATGTTTTTTTAAATCTCATTATAATGTCCTCTAATTTGATATTTTTAAAAATTTTTAATACTTCTTCCTGTCCGTTTAAATAACATGCTGAATAAAAAGGTGTTTTTAAAAAATGGAAGTTGCTTAATAATATTTGAGCTTCTCCTCCGCCTACATTATAATATTCTAAACACTTTTTATATAGTAGTTTTTTTTCATTTTCTAATCTATACTTATCTGAATTTAAAAATAATTCGCTTTGAAATTTTGTTTCTATTTTATTTTCAATTAACAAATTTTTCAAATACTGTAAATACTGTAAATAATATTCTTCTCTTAATACCAATTTTATCATTCCAGCTTCTAATAAATGCACCCAATATTCTTCATCTTCTATAGTCAATATTAATTCATACTCGAATTTATATTGATTAATTATATAATGACAAATTTCATGAACTGTATAGAAATAATCCAATTTATATTCTGTATCTTTCCCTAATATAATATAAGATTTCTTACTCAAAGGTAACGATACACACTTAAATACAAATTCATTTATTCTTATTAGGTTATTTTTCTTGAATATTATGTTATCTTTACTCACTGTACTATAAATTTTAAATAACTTTTCTATGACTTTATCTGATATGCGAGGTATTTTTTTTACCTTATTCATCCTATAGTTTGCATTTAGATTAATCGTATTTAAATCATTTCTGGTTCTCCATAAATAGTAATTAAATTTGTGATTTAAATCTAACATTTTATTTATCTTGCTGTTTAATATTTCTTCTCTATTATTTAGATCTATATCATTGTCTATATTCGGCAAATTAATAGGTACATTTTCTTCAATTATTTTTAAATCTTCAATTTTTAATTCTATTAATGTTTTCTCTGCTTTCTTTAAATCATTTAAAAATTTTTCTGATGACTTTTTATACAGACCTAAAAAATCAATATTGACATTTTGTTCCAAATAAAAATAAAGTAACTTCGTATAACTATCCATTAATTATTTTCTCTTTCAGTTGTTAGTTTTAATTTAATTGCAGACAATGTACTTATTATTAAAACTACTATTAAAAATATTAACCATGTTTTTGATATACCTACTAAGTCTGTCAAGTAACCATTAATAGATAGTAATATAGCTACTAAAATAGATTCAAATGTATAAAATACAGATACTGTTGTCGTTCTATTTTCATCAGATTTTACTAAATACTTATGCATAAATATATTAATTTGAATGCCTATCAAAGTAAATATAAATATGTAAAACATAAATAAAACAAACTTAACATATAGGTTTATTGAAAAAATAAATAATAATAATAATAATATGTTGACTACAATTAGTATATATAGCATTTTTAACTTAGAGAATGCATTTGAAAATTTTTCATAAACTATACTTCCTAGCATTCCACTAAGGGAAATTCCTATCCAGACGTAACCTATTATACTAGCATCTAAATTTTCGAATACAGCTTGCCACTGATTAGATGGACCTAAGTCTATAATTTGTGGTAAAAGAAAAATCAACATTAAATACAAACTACTTTTAATATATAAAATTTCTTTTAAAGATTTCTTTACAGTTATAAACGAACCTTTTAATTTTTCTATTGAAATTTTATGAATTTCCTCTAATTCTTTCATAAATATAACTATAACTATTAATGATATAAAACAAATTATTATACTAAATATAATCGGTAAGTTTTTATCAAATTCATATAAATATTTTGCACTAATAAAACCTATTACTAATGAGAAAAATAACGAGTATAAAGAACTTCTCGAAAAAACTTTGTCTATATTTATATTCATATCATATTTCTTGCCAACATTGACAATCCAACTTGATAAAGTTCCAGATTGAAAAGATTCTGAAATTGCTGATAAAATAGCAGAAATATAAATAATATATAGCTTTCCACTAAAAATCATAGCTAATCCTACTATTTTTAATACTAAACTTAATATTAAACTATTTTTCCCTCCTATATTATCAGTTATAGCCCCACAAGGTATTTCTGTCAAAAATGAAACTATCCAGAAAAAAGTTAAATAAAGACCTACTTCAGTAAATGAAAACTGTTTTGATAGTAAATAAATGTATAATATTGGATTGAAAAATGATATAATTATTGTAAAAAGTATGTTTGCCGTATAAAAAAACTTTACATTACTCATTTGATATCTCTCCATTTAATACATACTCTTTTCCATAACTATCTCTCGAAATCATTTTATAATCTATCAAATATCTTCTAATCAATGCATAATCTGAATAAATTTCCTTTATTTCTTCATTAAGTTCCTTTTCAGTAAACTTTATTCTTTTTTTCGATATAATTTCTAATATAATTTTCAACATTTCAATTTTATTTTTTTCTTTTTTCGGCACAGTTATAAGTTTGTTTTCTTTAAAATATTTTTCTTTGATTTCCATAATTTCTTTTTAAAATATATTGATATATATTTATAAACCTCTCTTTCTATTATTATTTCATTAGGTAATAGACGTATATTACTTAAGTGAATCAAATCTAAATAATTATCATAATCAATTTTTTTAACTATATCTTTATTTATTTTGTTAAATTTTATATATTCTTTTGTTCCCAGTATATCTTCTATAATATCCTTATAGTATTTATATTTTTTTCTATCTTCTTTTCCAAAATTATAGCTATCTAATATATCTACTATTTCTTCATCTTTTAATTTAAACAATTTTATAAAATACAGTGTATTTAATGTAGTTAAATATATTTTCCTTGTTTCTGAAATATAATCATTATCTTCTTTTACTAAATAATCAATAACTCTTTTTGAATCCAAGAAAGAAAAATACTCAAAATTTTCTATCCCCGATTTAGCGTACCTTCCTGTTTCTTTCTCGTATATAGTTATTACAAAATTTATTAACTTATTTTTTTTTAAAATTTGAGATAACTTTAATATCTTATCGACATTTTTCAAGCGAATTCTTAACTCACATTGTTGATTTTCTATATAATAAATATAGAAAAATAGATCTTTTCCTGCTAACTTTTTTAAATCTTTAAAAAAGTTTATATCCACAATTGTGTCTATAAATACTTTAAAATATACCCACTCATCAAGAATATCCTCTTTAAGTTCCATAACTTTATTTTTATTTGATACATTTATTTTATTTTTTTTTTTTGATAAAATT